AAACTAGCGGAATTGCTAGTCCATTGGAATTTGGATCTGCGGAGTGGTTGCTTGTAGCAAACGCTTTGTGGTCATCTCTTGTTCCTACTGCACTTCGTTGGTTCAATAAGAAAGATCCAGCGTTTGGTCGAGTTGCTACATCTCTCGCTTCTGAGGTAACTAAGAAGTTAGAAGCAAAGGCAAAGAAGAAGTAACATGAAATGTTTTAACTGTCCAGACTCAGCACTTTATGTTGTAGCAGATCCAGGAGTAAGTCCTGTCTATTACTGCCATAAGTGTCTTCCCGCCTTTCTAAGACCACGTGCTGAGGCTGGGCAGTTAAACATCCCAACACAAACAACGCCAAAGAAAAAGAAAAAGGCGGCCGACGCACCATCAGAGACAACTGATGAGAGTAACGAGGATTGATGCGCCTCAGGCGCACCCTGTTCCAAAGCAGGTATTAGAACCTCAGGGTCCATTCCCTAGAGAGTTATTTAATGAAAAACCTATTGTTGATGATTACGTGCCAGAATCATCAGAAGACGGATCTAATTTTCCAGTAGGGGCAACAGCGCAGAATAACTACACAGCGCCAAGAATTATGATCTGCAAAGTATGTGACGCTAGGGTTCTTGAGAATAAGACCGGGGATCACGTCTGTGAGTAATCGTGGCTAAATTTAACGACAATTATTACCAACGCACCAGGCAGTCTAGGGCGGACCTTGAGAATAAAAAACTCAACCTTTCTTTACGTGGTCGTGAGAAAGTATTTGACGATTGGCAGATTGTTAATACGCAAGAACCTGAAAAAGAACGAGAGACTGAGCCAGCCTTTAAGGTAATGAATGCCCCCACCACTAATCCAGACAGACCGCGAGCGCTAAAGATTGCGTATAGCGCAGAAGCTCAAAAGCTTGTAGTCAAGTTCAGAGGCAAAAAAGGCGCTGAAAACAACGGACCTTGGATTGAGTACTATGACATTCCTGTAGAGTTCTGGAACGATTTGAAAGCATCTAACTCAACTGGGTTATACTTGCGCTATAGCGGACTGGACGATCAGCCTTGGGGTTACTTTAACCCCGCGGAGATGCCGGCAGAGACAAGGGTTATGTTTAACGATTGATGAAAACTTACGGACCACTATACGTTGGAACTCTTAGGTATCCTCATAAAAATCTTTTGCCTATTGTTGAGGTAGGAACTACCCAAGAGACTGAAATCCCTTTTAGAAAGGGCAAGTGCCTTGTGTTTAGGGCACCTTTTACAACTAAAAGCTTTTATTTAGGAATCCTGTTTAAAACGGTTGTTGACCCTCACCTTTTGACAGATGAGGATATTGACCTAATCATGATGAACGCTATGAAAGGCAGAACTGCCTGGACACCAAAGGACGGTTTATATGATGAAACTTTTTAAAAAGAAAGAGCCGTTGACTAAACCCTTTGATGAAAGAATCGTAAAAAGGGTAAAAAAGATTCCCACCGGAGAACTTATCCTTTGGGTGGACCAGGCTATGTACGACCTTGGTCGCTGCCTTACTCAATTTGAAAAAGGTCGGGATACCAAAATCCTTAAAGAAGCCTTGACTGGGGCCGAGGCTATCCATGCCGTGGTGGACGAACTGCACACCCGCATGACCAAGATTTCTTAATTGCTCTATAATTTACCTACCTCACTTCCTTCTCCCCGTGTGGCAGCACTCAGCCTTGGTTAAAAGCCAAGGCTTTGTGTTTTATTCTAGACTTAGGTAAGTATGAGTGATATTGAATTTGTAGAAGAAGACGAGATCCTTGTCGAGGAAGAAGAAGACGATCTACCGCCAGAAGAAGATGACGGTTTAGATGAGTTATCGAGAGCCTTTGTAGACAAGCTTATCGAAAAGACTATGACCTTTATGGAGGCATTAGTCGGACATGACCTGCACCCATATCAAAAACCTTTGGCTCGAAGAATTATTGAGTCCGTACTTATTAATGATGGCGAAGAAGTAACAGCGCTTGCAGCTCGTCAATCAGGTAAATCAGAAACAATTGCAAATACTGTAGTGACATTAATGGTTTTACTACCTCGACTAGCGCGTATGTACCCAGATCTTCTTGGTAAGTTTAAAGATGGAATTTGGATAGGAATGTTTGCTCCAGTTGAAGGTCAGGTTGAAACTCTATTTGGTAGATCAGTAAATCGTCTTACTAGTGAGCGTGCAATAGAGATTCTTGGTGATCCAGAAATTGATGACAGCCTTGGTAAAGTTCCAGGTGTAACACGACAAATACGCTTAAAGAACTCTGGGTCAAGTCTAACCATGATGACTGCAAACCCTAGGGCAAAGATTGAGTCTAAGTCTTTCCACCTTGTAGTTATTGATGAGTGCCAAGAGGCTGATGACTTTGTGGTTTCAAAATCTATTTCCCCTATGTTGGCATACTACTCAGGAACAATGGTTAAGACCGGCACCCCTACTACAAGCAAAAATAACTTTTATAAAAGCATACAATTGAACAAGAGACGTCAGACTAGTCGCGGAGCAAAACAAAACCATTTTGAGTGGGACTGGAAAGAAGTCTCTAAAGTAAACCTTAATTACGGCAAATTCATTAAACGTGAAATGCTTAGGATTGGCGAAGACTCAGATGAATTTCAAATGTCTTACAACTGTAAGTGGTTGTTGGAGAGAGGTATGTTCGTCACATCCCAAGTCATGGATGAATTGGGAGACACTTCGCAAGAAGTTGTTAAAGCTTGGCACAGAACGCCTGTGGTGGTGGGAGTTGACCCGGCACGGAAGATGGACTCAACGGTCGTCACGGTGGTATGGGTCGACTGGGACAGGCCGGACGAATTCGGATACTTCGACCACAGAGTCTTAAACTGGTTAGAAATCCAAGGAGACGATTGGGAAGACCAGTATTTTCAAATAGTTAACTTTTTATCTAACTACGATGTACTAGCAGTTGGAGTTGACGCAAATGGTGTCGGAGATGCTGTTGCTCAACGTTTAAAACTACTATTACCAAGAGCAGAAGTTCATTCAGTTGGCAGTAGCCAGCAAGAACAATCTAAACGTTGGAAACACTTAAAGGCGTTAATTGATAGGCGAATGGTTGGTTGGCCAGCCCACGCTAAGACAAGACGTCTTAGATCTTGGAAGCGTTTTTACCAACAAATGACGGACTTAGAGACAAAGTTTCAAGGTCCTAACTTTTTGGCACATGCCCCAGAAGAAGCCCATGCCCATGATGATTATGCAGATAGCCTAGCCATTGCCTGTGCCTTAACTATGGATTTAACCATGCCCCAAGTAGAAATGTCCTCATCCCCATTTTATGGCAGATAGTCCCGACTTTACTATGAGATTTCTCTGGTACTGATGGATACTTTTACCTGAGGCCCTCAACCTTCAATAAGGAGTCATATATGACAATCGCACCATCACCTAAGTTCCCAGAACGTCCTGGCAACGTCTACGACCGTAAAATGGCGGGCGCACTACCAGGTCAACGCGGACCACTTCGTTTCGAAGAAGGTGTCGCAACTGACACAGATGTTCCAGCACAATTTGCTACGGGAGCAGAGCAGGGATATAAGCCTGCAGCAGGTCGCCCTAACCGCAATGCCCCAGTTCACACAAAGACCGCAGAAGAGACAATGCGTGAGCGTGCTCACGTAGGTTCAGCTGCATGGGTTTCAGCACCAGATCATCTTGGAGAATTCTCTACAGGTGCTTTTGCTGACCATGGCAAGAACGACTTCGAGCGTGTTTTCCGTGATGGCGGACATCAGGAAAAACAAAATCCTGCGGTAGTAAACGACTAACAATTTAAGGAGTCCTGCCTCGTATTAAATAGGTTATTTGCTTAGCATTAACCCGGGGCAGGACAACTTATTAAGGGATAGCTATGGCGCTAATTTCAGGTAAATCAGTTCAACAGGGTCCTAAGCAGATTCCTGCTAATCCTCGTCTTTATAATTTGATTGTTACTCAGGCTAAAAGTAAGTTTCCAAAATATCCCTCTCCAGCATCTGCTCACTGGGTACATTCTCAGTACTCAATGAAGGGCGGAAAGTACGTCAACTCAAAGAAGGACATAGATCCTAGGATGAGAGACTACGTGGAGGAAAAGAAAGATAAAGAAAAAAAGAAGGTTATGAAGAAAGTGACCAAGCCAGTTGGTCGCGGTCTTATCAAAGGCGAAGGCGTCAAAAAGTAGTTTTTGCTACGATTGCGCCCTATCAGTTTAGGAGTGCTAAGTGAGTTCGATTGACTTTTCACCACCCAGTTATAGGGCGGCGTCTAGCGATCTTACTATCTCCATTTCTCCGCTAGGTTTAGTAGAACTAGCAGATGAAGAATTTGAAGTACATGGTCCGCGACTAAATCGCTATTCGATGAACTGGGCAATGTACCTAGGTCATCACTATTCTTATCGCCGACAGACCGGCGAATCTCAGATAGCGTTAAACTACTATCGTGCGTTTTCAGATTTTATTATCAACTTTACTTTCGGTAAAGGAGTCCAATTCCGCTCCCCGAAGGAAACTGAGGCAATTGTCCCAGACCTTCTTGAGAGGGTATGGGAGGTTGACAACAATAAAGCAACAGTCCTTTGGGAAATTGGTCAGCAAGGTACGGTCTCTGGTGACTGCTTCATCAAGGTCGCCTATGAAGAAGAATATAAAGATCCTGCTGGTAGGGTCCATCCCGGCCGCGTTCGTATCCTTCCCCTTAACTCATCTTTCTGCTTCCCAGAGTTTCATCCTCATGACCGTGAACGCCTTATTCGTTTTAAGCTTAAGTACCGCTTCTGGGGAACGTCTTTGGAAGGAACTCGTCAAGTATTTACATATACAGAAATTCTTACGGACGATGTTATTGAAGAGTACATTAACGATGAACTTATTGATTCTCGTCCTAACCCGCTTGGCACTATTCCTGTTGTACATATTCCGAACGTTCGCATCAGTGGCTCTCCTTGGGGTCTATCTGATTGCAACGACATTATTAGCATTAACAGGACTTATAACGAAACTGCTACTGATGTGGCTGACATTATCAATTATCACGCTGCGCCGGTTACAGTTATCATTGGAGCAAAAGCTTCGCAGCTCGAAAAAGGTGCAAATAAAGTCTGGGGCGGACTACCTAAAGATGCCCGTGTTGAAAATTTGGAAGGTGGGGCGCAAGGACTAAAGGGTGCCATGGAATACATGGCAATGCTCAAGAAGTCAATGCACGAAATGATTGGTGTGCCAGAAACGGCACTTGGTCAAGCTCAACCTATTTCAAACACCTCTGGTGTTGCTCTTTCTATTCAATTCCAGCCTTTGATGAACCGCTATCATCAAAAGATTATTCAATACGCAAATGGTCTTGAGCGAGTAAATGAACTTATTCTTCTAAACCTAGCAATTAAAGAGCCTGAAACCTTTACCTGGAACCCTACAACTAGCACCCCACTAAAGCCGGGTCAGTTGCCTCAATTAGATCCAAATGACGATATTACCTACAGATCTATTGTTCATTTCCCTCAGCCTTTGCCGTTAGATAAGTTGATTGCTCTTAACGAAATTCAAACCAAGATGTCATTAGGACTTGAGTCTAAAGAAGGCGCTTTACGTGCTCTTGGAGAAGAGTTCCCAGCAGAGAAGATTCAAGAAATCAGACAAGAACTTATTGATGATGCTAAGGCAGATGGCGCCCTACAGATGGTTAAGAACTCCATCGCACAAGAAATTATGAGTCTTACAGGAATGATGCCAGGTCCAGACGGCCAGGCAGGTCAACCAATCATGAGTCCAGAGAATGGCGTCCCAATGGGAGGTCAGCCAAATACGGCTACCCCTTACTTAGATGAAGCCTCTCAGATGACCATGAACGCAGAGGCGAACCTAAGAAACCGCCTAGTAACCGAAGCTTATGGCACACAACTCCCACAGAGGCGTGTACCAGAAGAGTACGAAAAATAACCAGTTTAGGCTGATTATTTTCGCACTTAATAGAAAAATTAATACTGCAAAACGTTAGGTCATACGTGCTCTCATATCGGATAACGACCCCTAGGATGTAAAGGAATCAAGCATGTCAGAAGTCGCAGAAAATGCTGCAGAGGCTTTCGCAGCCGAAGCAGGAACTGTTCCAGTTGTAAATGTGTCGGGCGTTGACGCGCCTACTGTTACAACATCTTCAGTTAACTCAAAGTTTTATACTGAAGAAGATCTAGCAAAAGTTCGTTCACAGGAAAAAGATAAACTTTATCCACAGATCGAACAATTAAAAGATGAAGTTGCTTCTCTTCGTCGTGAAAAAGAAGAGCAGGCTACTCGTTTAGCACAAGAGCAGGCGGAACTACAAGCCGCTGCTGAAGCTAAGGCTAAAGAAGAACGTGAGTCAGAACTTGAGGTTCGTGAACTTCTTAAAGTTAAAGAAAACGAGTGGCAAGAGCAGTTGGAGCGTGAGCGTCAGGAACGCGAACGAGCCTTCGCTCTACTGGAGCAGGAGAGGTTATTTACTGACCTCCAGAACTACCGTGCACAACGTGTAGATCAAGAGCGTGAAAATATCATGCCAGAACTTATGGATCTAATCGCAGGTAATACCCGCGAAGAGATTGATGCAAGTATCGAAGGCTTGAAAGAACGCTCATCAAGAATTCTCGAATCAGCGCAGGCAGCAATGCAGGCCACACGTCGAGATATGACGGGGACAAGGGCAACCTTGCCTCCAGCCGGACCATTGGAAAACAATACGTCGCAACGTAACTTTACGGCTCAAGAAATTGCAGCCATGTCAGTTCAAGAATACGCACAGTACAGAGACAAACTCATGAGTCCTCAAGCTCGTGGGGTACAAACGGGTCTGTTCGGATAAAGAACCCAATCCCAAATCCAAACTAAGGAGCTATAGCTAAATGGCATCTGGAATCACGGGTACCGGCAATCTCGCTGCGGCACCCACAGCTTACTCAGGTACCAACACCCAGCTAACTCAGGCGATTCAACAGATCTGGTCAAAGGAAATCCTTTTCCAGGCTCTGCCAATCCTTCGCTTCGAGCAATTTGCAGTCAAGAAGACTGAACTTGGTGTTGCACCTGGTCTACAAATTAACTTCATGCGTTACAACAACCTCGGCTTTGCATCAGCACTTGTCGAAGGTGTGCGTATGCAAACCAACGCGTTGACCGCACAGCAATTCTCAATCACAGTAACTGAGCATGGTTATGCTCTTGCTGTTTCTGAGTTGCTACTCAACGCTTCATTTGATGACGTAATGGCATCTGCCTCACGTCTGCTTGGTCGTAACATGGCGATCTATCTAGATCAACTATCACGCGACACACTCTACGCTGCAACCTCAACCATCTATGGTGAAGACCGCAGCGCTCTAACAGCTGTTAACAACTGGTATGCAGACGGTACAACCGCTGCTAACCGTGCAGCTATGACAGGTACCTACTACTTCACTCCACGTACCGTGAAGGATGCAGTAGAGACCCTTGCAACCAAGAACATTCCACGGTTGGGTGAAACCTACGTGGCATTCGTTCACCCACACCAGAGCCGTAAGCTCCGTGACATGCCAGAATTTATTGAAGTCACGAAGTACGCAGCTCCAGGAAACTTCATGCTCGGCGAAATCGGCCGTTTGTATGACACAGTTTTCATTGAGACCACTCAGGTTCTCAAGGTGCCAAACGGTGCAGGTTCAGGTTACTCAGCTGATTCAGCAGTAACTCCAACCATCACACCTGGTGGCGGATACGTAACCCCAACTACAAAGCAGGGTAACGGTAACAAGGATCGTTATGCAGCTATCTTCATTGGAGATAACGCATTCGGTCACGCAATCTCTCTTCCAGTCGAACTCCGCGATGGCGGTATTCTAGACTTCGGTCGTGAGCATGCACTTGCTTGGTACTCAATCTTCGGTCTAGGTCTAATCACTGACCAGGCTGTTGTGATTGCAGAAACCAACTAATTAAGCAGTAAAGTTGGGGGCGGGTCCGCTCGCCCCCAACACAAACTTTCACAGTCAATATATCGGAGGATACAAAGTGGCCAGAAACCCTAACGACGTAACAGGTCGTAAGCGTGATGCTCTCGTTGCAGAGCACATTGATGAGATTCAAAAGCGTTCAGAAGAAATGTCCCTTGCTACGGCTGAGGCTCAGATTAAACTAGAGACCGAAGTCCTTGATGCTACAAAGCCTAACCAACCAGCAATTGTTGTTGATGAGGTTAAGATTGTTGGCAATCAAGAAGGAGAGACCGTAGAGATTCGCGTTATTACAGACATCGAATCTATGACACTTGGTGCAGGAAACTACTACTCGTTTAAGGCGGGTCAGAAGTACAAAGTAACCAAAGCTGTTGCGGAACACCTACATGAAAAAGGTTATCTAGCAGGAGTCATCTGAGATTAGTCTCTACGTAGCGACGGGTCTTCGGGCCCGTCGTTTCGTTTATAAGGACTGAAATAACAAGCGCATGGGATTATATGTTTAACGTGCGTCTAGGTATAAGGAGCAGGTGTGGCGTCTATTTCTGACCTTGTTTCTAGGGTTCGTACAGAACTCGGAGATCTACCCAAGCAGTTTACTTGGGAGGACCGCGGAGACGGGTCTAACAAGATTTTCTACGTGGATGTAAAGCCCGTAGACCCTAACACCCTTTT